ATCGCTATACAATCAACCGCTTCAGATAACTGAGGTGGTTATCCTGGTTAAAATAGAAGGTACTCTCGATGAAATTCGAGAACTTATTGGCGATGCTAGGCGCACTGTTAGGGATGTTAAGTCTACGACTAAGAAAGTGGCTAAAGCGGCCAAAGCAACTAAGCGTAAACTTTCAGCATGGCAACGATACATCAAAAACAAATCAAACCACATTAAATTTAAGCGTGGAGACAAAAAAGGAAGATTAGACCTAAAGGCAATGTCTAAGGCTTTCAAAAGGAGTCGAAAGAAATGAAGTTGCCTTCTTTTTTACCTGGTGCTTTAGGAAAGCGCAAGAAGTCTAAACCTAAATCTAAACCTAAATCTAAACCTAAGTCTAAGAAGGAGGCTAAAAAATGAGTGAAGAAGAACAAAGAACTCTTTGCATTGACTTTCCGCCTTTAGCAGTTGAAGTCGAAGGGGAAGATTGGGTTATTTCATGGGGAAATGCACGAGTGTTAGCGGAAGGTGCTTTTGTTCAAGAGCAAGACATAGATTTAAGTGGCTATGCGCTTCAAAGAAAGACCTTCTATCCTTATACATCATTTGAACAAAGAGGGGGTATTGTCAATGCTGGTTATATTCCTATTTTATCTGAACAACCTTACTTAACAGAAATTACAATCATTTCATCAGTCCCACTTACTGACACTGACTTGATTGCTTCCATCGCAGGTATGCCAGGCTTTACTGGATTTTCTTCTACTCCTTCATTCCCAGTAAACGGCTTCGATAGGTCTACCATAATACATGGGGAGTTTAAATGGTATACTGTAGATAATAGTATGTCAGTACCAGGAGGGAATAACATATTAAAACTATTAAGCAAAGGAGTATGTTCATCTTTAGAACCTACGGCGGCGGATAGATTATACGGTTATCGATATTTACTATTTACATCAGCAGAAGGTGAGTTCACTGGAGGACAGTTTCCTCCAGTAAGAATCTTAATGCCAGGTAATATTTCTTCCGAGCCTAAACTTGAATACATGATGAGGCTCAAGCGTTCATATGAACTTGCTGACGGTAGGGTATAATAATGGCCGAGCCTGTTGATTGGAGTGGCGAACCGGAACTTCGACGCATTGGACAACTAATTTACTACGGTTGGAAAAATAGACCCGACCCTCCGCACTGGGCGACTGTTGGTAAGATAACCTCTGGTCCTTATGGGTTAATGTATGAAGCCGCTGAATTAGCAATAGATGCTCAAATAGATGCTGCTTATAGAATCAATCGCGGTGATGTAGCGGACAAAGACCAATACGGCCATGTAGAAAGAGAGCGAGTAGAATCACTTGGCTTTAAACTATATCATCAGCCAGGCGGAATGCAAGTTTAGAATGCATTGCCATGGCGTTACGAAGTGGTGTAAAAAGTAAAGACAAAAAAAAAGAAGCTTCTCCAGGGCAAAAGATCCAAACGCAACACTGCGAGCCTCCGATATTTTAGAAAATAACTTTGCTTAGTGTAAAAAATAAACTAGTCAAAATGATTCAGTTAAACTACTGTTGTAAATAATGTTCAAGAATAGCCTTCAATAGGGGGTCTTCTGTCTTATTGAATAACATAGCCATGATTTGACGCTCCGACCTTTCGGGTGTGGCGTCTAAACCTTCAATTCTTTCTTTGATAGATTGTGAAATATATTTACTTCTAGACCTACCTTTGTACGTTGTAACTTTATCTAATTCTTCTAAGAGAAAAATAGGAATTGATACACTTATTTTTATAGCTCTATTCTTCACAATCGCCACCCAATCTTGATGGAATCTTAACGGGATTTGATTTATATCCGCAAGTATCGCATTTTTTCTGAACATATCCCTCCGGATATATGGTTCGCATTTTCATTCGGCCACAATTAAAGCACTTCATCGAGTTAAGGGAGTATGTCGTCTTATTTGGTAGTTACCACCGAGAGCAGTGGTTTATTTAGATTAGAGAATAGAGTTCTCAAATCAAAGATAAGAAAATAGATGTTCAAGAGAAGATAAGAACAACTACTAATAACTTGACCCTTTTATGATAGGTTATGGCGAAAGCAAAGACAGGTAGTTTCTATTTGACCGAATCTATCCTAATACCAGCAGCAAGCGCAGACGGCACGGTCGTTCAAGGATCAATAGACTTAGGGGCATATGTTAATGTTCCAACAGGACAAGCAATTGCTGTTGAATCTGTGGACTTTATTTATCAAATTGGATCTAACTATTCATCCGATGTTGGTAACATGCTACAAACAAACGGCTCTCTTCAAGCACAATTAACTGACTTGAATCCTGCTACTGCTATGGTTAGAGCAGACAATCAAAGTCTAGTGGCTTCCGGGGCATTAAACATTGATAAAACAAACAACATTGCTACTCATACCTCAGACCTTTTCCCCGATAACTTTGGCCCTGCTGCTTTGTCTGAAGCATTCATGGTTGTAAATGACCAATTGTATCTCTGCGCTGGAAACTTTGGCGCTATTACTGCTGCAGCTGCACAAGTAATTGTAACGGCTAGAGTACGTGCAAGAGTTGTTAAACTATCTTCCGAAGACTGGATGGCAATCGCTATACAATCAACCGCTTCAGATAACTGAGGTGGTTATCCTGGTTAAAATAGAAGGTACTCTCGATGAAATTCGAGAACTTATTGGCGATGCTAGGCGCACTGTTAGGGATGTTAAGTCTACG